ATCAAACTATGGAATAGCTTCAGCAAATGAGCGTGGATATTTCTAACATCGTCTTGTACGTCTTCATCAGCCGGTAGCATTGACGGTTTACCATTGTAACATGCTAGAAAACCATCTTTCCCTGTATCATTGTGGCAATTTAGTCACTATCCACCTTGCACTCTGCGATTCTGATTCTACCTCGCGATAGTCACCGACTTTAGTGACAAGACACTTGTGGCTCGGGGCTGCAGTGCAGATTGCGCGAAGTTGTCACGCTGAAGTAAACATTCTTCTTTACAGTACTTATTGGTTTGTGACCATGAAACTGGGAAAACAGAGATCACTGGTCGCTCTAGCATCTTTCAGTAGCACTCGCGAGAGAAATTTTGAAACGATAGATTACCTAAGTCAATAAGGCGATCATGTTTAAAGTTGCATGGAGATTCGCCACCGATCACAACCGACGTCAACTGCATTTGGAAGCAGACAGGTTCCATATTTTCCGTAATTTTGAAAAGAAACGGTCAAGTTTAAAATGATCTCCGGGTCGGGTACGACGGTGCATTAACGCCGCTGGACAGCTATCAGAATCCTTGGCATCCAGCCTAGTGAGTCGCCAAGTCACGACTCAGCGTTGACAACACGAGTTGCGATTACCTCTGGGGACTGCACATGCCGGCACATGCCGTGCTTGCCGTCAATTAACAGTGGTAACCTCGAACAATGTGTCCATCAGACCTTTTGTGATCTATCATGATTAGATTCTCCAGAGCAAAGTGACGGCCAACGGTCATCACTTGCTTCGAGACCCATGCTTGTCTCTGCGGTACATTCATTTTGCACGGTAGGTGTATGTTTTACGGGAGAACCCGGCAGTTTGCTTTTTCTTGAGTACCATCGGTTGGAGGTGTGATATTTTTGCAGGAATATAAGGAGGAGATTGTGAAGGTTATTTGCAAGCAATAACACGAGTGGGTTACAATTGCTTATTCTTCACGGATAGTGTGCTATAATGTGCTCTATTTCATGCCAATAAAACCAAAAGATTTTGAATTATTACTTTTTTCGGATAAGGTTATCATAATAGATAACATTAGTCGTTTTCATCATGCCAAAGGGTTAGTTCTCTTATCTTAATAGATGCGGCAAAAAACTTGAATGAGAACAAATAAGTTTTAGATAAATTCTTAATTCTACATAGTCTTATAAGATGATCGAGCATACACTACGTTCTAGCTCAGCGGTCAGAGAGTTTTTTTTGTGCCGTCCTAGTGCTTGGATCCCATCGTCCAACCATTCATTCGACCTGTTCAGTCCCGGCGTTGGAGACCCCTAATGATGATTTAGTCTAAGTTCACAAGACAGGCAGGATATAAAAATACATACAGACAGTCTGTTAAGATCTCCATCAGTCTTATGCTTGAAAAATTATGTCTAAACATCAGTCATGGCAATGTTGTACTTACAAAAATTGTCCGCGCTTACTCATAAAAAAGATCTACGCTGTATGATGGCACCAAAGAATGTGCACACTCCGTATGAGACGGGTCGAACGTCCAACGTGGAAACACGCCAGGCACCTCGCTTTGTGGACTTCTCTCAGTTGTATGCTTGAATGGTTTTACAACATGAGTGATAGCAATGATAAGAATGGATTTTAGTATCAAACGTGCTTGATGTGGAGGTATGAAGATAAGTGGTCAGCTCCATCTAATATATTTGCATTCGCTCTCCATCATGCATACAATCGAGTAACGCTAGGCACATCACAATCGTTTTTTTATCCTTGCAAGCCACGTGAAGCACATCAAGCTCTGTGTCATACTGATAACAGCAATAAGTGATCTTTAGCTGAACTCGGCGGTGTCATTTCAACGAAGCAGCATTGAATAGATTTGGCTGCAGCTTTAAACCATAACCGGTTACTTGATCTTTGGCGTCGTTGACGGTATTCAATGTTCGAGTCGCACACTGGCCAGCGAAGTCAAGACTCGAAGTAGACAACGGTCGACCGTGAACCATCCTGGTGCTCACGGGCCCACAAATTCGACTCAACCGCGCTCATGCCGGCCGAATCGAGATCATCTCTGGCAAGTGTGGGTCACGTTACGTGCGTTTCGTCGCTTGACAGCACTGCAACTGTTGCTGTCATGCATATTCTATTTCTCCTACATCCAATGTAGAGTGGCTGCGCTGTGGACCTTTCAACAAGCATCTTTGTCAAACGCCAAACGACAACAAGTCCTGCATACGTATTTGTCGCCGAGTCATCAGATCTTGCCGTCCATTGCTACAGAGTATACGGGGCGCAGATGTCATGTTGTAGTCATGAACAGCCTTCTTTGCCGGATTAGTCAATTCAAAATAATGGCATCCATGGGATAGGTATAAACTTGTTATGAATTAAAAATGATCTCAAGAATTCGTTGCGTTATCATCTGTAATCAATTAATTGTTCAAACTCAGTGACCTTTTATCTTTGGCACATAATTCCCGGTCACACCCTCGTTATCAACAGTAATCAATTAGTTATTTGAACTCCGACTTTGAGCGATAGTGAAAACATAAAATTGTTTTTGTAGAAACACAATGAACTTTAGTGGTAATTAATTTCGGAAGAATAGATAACCCGCCTCGACTTCGTCATTCGGCACGCGGTTAGCAAATGATCAGGACAGGTCAGGGACTATTATCAATTCGATATTTTAACTGTGACATTCTCGCATCCATGCCAGAAGTTTTTTGGACCTGACGACGTTAACATCGCTCGACTTTTCCAACGTCATTTGTTGATAAAAAACTTGCGAGCTACTTGGAGCATTGCTTCAAGGAAAAACCGTACTTTATTTTTCTGAAATAAATTTTTCATCTATTTTTTTTCACAGATAGAAAATCATCGAGCGGCTTGAACCATGTACATTTTGTGGGTTTCGATCGTCGCAACGGTCATAGTGACGCCGGAGGCAGCAGTCAAGCCAGAGTGCATACCAAATTGGTCAAATGTAAGTACAGCATTTTCATCTCTCATGTTAAAAAACTGTTCGAGCATACGACTGACCGAGGTCTTCAGTCATCTTGCCACATGTTGGATGTTCATCTTTTCATTTGCAAGAGATACAAGTTGTTTAGTGCCATCTCACAGAGTAGGTCTCAACTGCCTCTCCATGTTCTAAATGTTTACCCTGTCTTGTGAATCAAAACTAAATGAAGATTTTTCTGTAAATTTGCAGTGCCTGCATACCATCACGCCTTGTTGCCATCAGCAAAGTCTCGAACGTGGTCAAGTTTTACCCCATGACTTCATCTGTTGGCGATTCGGCAGCGGACTCTGTACACCTCTCCACAAGATTCCCAATTTAGAAAAGTATGCACAGTTGATTAAAGATGTGAACAGTACTAATTTTGCCACGCGGTATCTTTCATACTGGAAGGATCTCGGGAAGAACGGATCAGAGACACCGATGTTAGAGGATAGGATTCAAGGTCTTCGAGAATGTGAGAAAGAAGCGGACCCTCCTGTAGAGACGTCATATACTTTTGATGTTTTCTTTATTTTTCTTGCTGTTGTTATTTTTTCTGTATTTTCCATTTGCAGCATTATTCACTCGATGACTACCGTGGGTTTCCGCTTCTTCCCTGACGCGTTCGTTAACTCGTGGTATTATTTTCATTGAATTTAAACCTGTACTCATCAATCACTTTTTGTGAGAAAGACTAAGAGTCTTGCGGTCAGTAAAACTCCTGCTCCGTGTTCTTTTCGGGGAAGCTTGATGATTAAAAAAAGTTAAACTTTTGAATCAAAGAATAAGGTGGAATTTCTGTTTTTCTTAAAGTGTCAAGCATATCCCAGAACGCAGTGCAGAGGCTTATTGATCGCATTACAATTGTCTAGGATTTTATATTATTCCTGTTTTCAAATTTTTCATTTTTTTTCTTTTGGGTTTATTGAATAAGACATTTGGTATGATTAACGTGACTAATGTAGTGTTTTGGGATTGTCTAGGATTAAGCATTTTTATATTATTTCTTATCTTTAATTTTTCATTTTTTTTGTTGGGTCTATTGTATAAAACATTTGGCATGATTAACGTGACTAATGTAGTGTTTTGGGATTACTTTTAAAAATAAACGTGTTATCATATCTTTTGTTTTTATTGACATACAAATCAGAGTTTAAGGCGAATTAGCTTCACAACCTTTCTCTACTCATTCCTACAAAAATGTATCCATCTCCGCCCGTAATCGCTGGGAAAACACACGTCGTCGACTTGTGGGTCAAACATAAACCTATCGAAGAATGAACGGACGATGACACCAGTAGGCCTCGAGCACASTCGTAAATTTATGTGCGTTCTACTATCCAAACAATAGGACGAAAATAATGCATTTTCAGCTGAGTTAATCTCCTTTGAGTGCAGAATGGGAAAATTCGAATGATTGGTGTAAAATGTTAGATTCAACACCTAGGGTGCTAACTAGAAAATTCCTATTTATGTGAGTAATTGCTTGCCTAAGCCGAAGGCGGATAATTTTCACAAWCTTCTTCTACTCACTCCTACGAGAAATCTATCGAACATAGGAATAGCAAGTACACGTCTGACCGATGGTCTTCCAGAAAACTCAAACCATTGGTTTATAAGGTATAACATACACCTTTTGCATAACGAATATACAGTAGCTTGAATAAGCCTCGGATCCAATAGTGTCAGGATGGGCGCTTTTGAGCATAATCGCTTATAAGAAGCGAGTGGAACAGAAGTACTTGCATAATAGGTTGTTCTTGTACTTGTACAACTACTACGCTCGTCAACAACGATTTGCAGGACACCAGTAATTATGTCGCAACCAACAACAATTGCATTTTGGCCTGCCATAGGTTTACTTTGGTGAATCGGTCACTACTACAAGTCAAGTTTCATCTTCCACTGATGACGCTCGAGCTTCCAATATATTGGATGACGACAAACTCTACATGTGCATTGCTCCATCGGACTCAAGTGCTGGGCGACTTCCCGAAATGCACAGCGTCTCACGGTGACCGAGATGACCAAGAGAATGATGATAATGGTAGCAACTATAAGAAACTCAGTCCGGAACATAGAAACACGTGCAGTACGTGATATGTGCATGATGTTGTTATCACAAACGAAGTCTCGTAGCTGATCTTTTTTACCGTTAACGACGCCTGTTCATATGCACATCAAAAGCACGTGCCGTAAACGCTCCAGCATGTTTTATCGGTTGCACAGAGTTGACGCATCATTCGGCTCGTAAAGTTCTTGTTGTCGTCCAACTTTAGGGTCAAAATGATCTAATACCAAGGCTACAATAATCGCTGCACCTTTCTTCCTAAACAAATGATGGCAGGCAAGGACTGAGAAGAACAATGACCGTTTTCACATATTACAATAAAATTATGACGCTTCTGGAGACAACAGACCATTCCGTATTATTGACTCTTCGAAGTACGTGAAGCACCCACTAATTTACGTTCCCACATAGAACTGCTGTAACCGTGACTGCTGCAACCACTACTCTTACACTTTTTTAAGGCTTCGCTGTATAAACATTTGTTTGTGGTTTCAAAACGTATGCAAAAGAACGTGCAGAACAATTTTGTAGACATTTACGAGGTTGAATACGTGATTGAACTGAAAACACCCATCCATCCATGTCATCCGCTGAACGACAGAGATTTCTCTGAAGAGCTATTGTACCAATTTCAGCAGATAACCGAAACATTCGTTTCTAGTATCAATAACACGGTGCTCCAGTGCTACAACATAACTTGGATAAACAATTTGCTCACAAGAATCGGAACAGATGCACCACGGTGCCAGGAGTTATCAAGTTCTCATTTTCACACCTCACAGTCTTCACTTTCAAAGCCACCTATAGCCTAAGATAATAATATAAATAATTCGATGTATTGCACCTTCTCGAAAGTTGTAATAAATATTGACATAACCAAAATGTGTACTTAAATTATTTACTGCAACACTACCACCAACATTATGTCATGCGAGGGTACGACAGTAGCACGACGTTGTGCCTCAGTCAGATTATTCTGCACATCATCACCCCAAACGTGACTGTTGAACGTTGTATGAAACACTCGTCTTCGCACAGTCGAAAAAAGTGCGACAAGTGTGCTCAATGCTTATGATACAGAAAGAATCAAATATTCCACTGTTGCGTATCGCTGAACGGTGGATTCGTAAACGGAGGGAATCGCGACATACATGACCATGTAAACAGCATCGACAGTCGCGCATGTCCTAGACTGAATAGCAGTTTCGAT